CCGAAGGGTCACTTCAAAACACAACGGGCTCTAAAGCGAATCGGGTGAAGCTCGCCTCGACCAAGAAGGGAATCGAGAACTTCCTTACTGGATCGATACTCGAGATTCGCCCGATGGCCATTAACAAGTTGCAGGGATTGCGTCCTAAGATCTCTACGATCGATGAATGGCTATCCGGTGACCTTCGAGAGGATGTTGTAGGTGCAGTCGAGCAGGGAGCCTCCAAGCTGGAGGACTATTTGATCGTGGCTATCAGCTCAGAAGGAACTGTCCGAGCCGGTTCAGGTGACACTATCAAAATGGAGCTTATGGACATCCTTAAGGGCGAGTACCTTGCTCCGCACGTTTCGATCTGGCACTACAAGTTGGATGAAGTCGAGGAAGTGGCAGATCCTGCGATGTGGGTCAAGGCGAATCCGAATCTAGGAGCGACGGTTTCATATGAAACTTATCAGCTTGATGTTGAACGGGCTGAGAAAGCTCCCGCCTCACGAAATGACATCCTCGCGAAGCGGTTTGGTATTCCGATGGAGGGCTATACGTACTTCTTCACGTACGAAGAAACCCTTCCCCATCGCGCGCGCGAGTTCTGGCAAATGGCATGTGCACTCGGGGCAGATCTTTCTCAGGGAGATGACTTCTGCGCATTCACCTTCCTCTTTCCGTTGGGTCGTGAACAGTACGGTGTAAAAACGCGCAGCTACATTACTGAGCTCACGATGACGAGACTTCCTGGAGCAATGCGACACAAGTACGAGGAGTTTGTCAACGAGGGAAGTCTTCACGTGATGCCAGGTAGCATTCTTGACATGATGGAAGTTTACGACGATCTCGATCGATTCATCCTGACTTCCGAATACGACGTTCGAGCGCTTGGCTACGATCCATACAACGCCAAGGAGTTCGTGGCTCGTTGGGAAGGCGAGAACGGTCCGTTTGGTATCGAGAAGGTCATCCAAGGAGCTAAGACCGAATCGGTTCCTTTGGGCGAGATCAAGATCATGGCGGAAGAGCGACTCCTAATCTTCGACCAAGGTCTCATGTCTTTTGCAATGGGTAACGCCATAACATTGGAAGATACCAATGGCAATCGTAAACTTTTGAAGAAGCGTCAAGAAGAAAAGATCGATAATGTTGCAGCCCTGATGGATGCATGGGTTGCCTTCAAGCTCAACAAGGATGCGTTTGAGTAGGGAAGGAGGTGGGATGGCAACGCGAGTTGGTACGGCAATAAGACATGCGTGGAACGTCTTCACTACCAATGTGAACAAAGCTCGCCCTTACGGTTATTACGGCTCAGGCAATTCTGGTCGACGTCCTGATCGCCTAAGATTTAGAATCCCCAATGAGCGCTCCATGGTCTCCTCGATTTATACTCGTCTCAGTATTGACGTTGCTTCCATAGACATGCGTCATGTAAGACTGGACGACGAGAAGAGGTATAAAGAAGATATTGACAGCGGTCTCAATAACTGTTTGACTGTAGAAGCCAATATCGACCAAGCTGCTCGCGCATTCCGACAAGATATTGCTCTGACGTTGTTCGACAGAGGTGTCGCTGCGCTAGTTCCGGTGGATACAACTATTAGTCCAGAGACTTCTGGTGGGTACGACATTCTCACGCTACGCGTTGGAGAGATCACCCAGTGGTTTCCTCAGCATGTTCGAATAAGTGTGTACAATGAAGAGTCGGCTCAACGAGAAGAGATTACTCTACACAAAACCGCAGTAGCCATTGTAGAGAATCCGTTGTACTCGGTGATGAACGAACCGAATTCGACTCTTCAGCGTTTGTTGCAGAAGCTTAATTTGTTGGATGCTGTCGACGAGCAATCCGCTTCCGGAAAGCTTGACATCATCATTCAGCTCCCCTATGTGATCAAGTCTGAGGCGCGACGAGAACAAGCAGAACAGCGCCGAAAAGACATCGAGTTCCAGCTCAAGGGTAGCCAGTACGGTATCGCTTATACGGATGGGACTGAAAAGATCACACAGCTGAATCGGCCAGCCGAAAACAACATGATGGCTCAAATCGAGTATCTAACACAGATGCTTTATGGCCAGCTTGGTCTGACCGAAGAAGTAATGAACGGTACGGCGGATGAGAAAGCTATGTTGAACTATTGGAATCGTACTATTGAACCTGTTCTTACGGCTATTACAGAAGCAATGATACGCACCTTCTTGACCAAAACTGCTCGAACACAGAAGCAGACAGTTGCGTTCTTCAGAGATCCGTTTCGTTTGGTTCCAATCGAGAATATTGCTGAGATTGCCGATAAGTTTACTCGTAATGAGATCATGACGTCGAACGAGATGCGCCAAGTTGTTGGTATGGCCCCGCATCCGGACCCCAAGGCGGACAAGCTCATGAACAGTAACATGCCGCAAGGAAGCGATACGCCAGTTGCCAAGGAAGTCCTCAACTTGGTACCGACCTTAGACGAGACTGATCCAACACTGGGAAAGAAGGTTCAAAATGGGAGCAGAGGCTAAGCCTGATTTCAGCGGCTACGCCACGAAGGCTGGTCTTAAATGCTCAGATGGCCGAACGATTACGCCAGACGCGTTCAAGCATCAAGATAAAGAGATTGTCCCCTTGGTCTGGCAGCATGGTCACAATGAGCCCAGCAACGTATTGGGACACGCTGTTCTTGAGAACCGCAGTGATGGCGTCTATGCCTACGGTTTCTTCAACGGAACCGATCAGGCGAAGAACGCACTAACTCTGGTTCAGCACAAGGACATCAAGTCGTTGTCCATTTATGCCAATCAGCTCACCGAGAAGTCGAAGCAGGTTCTGCACGGCTTCATTCGTGAAGTGAGTCTGGTTCTCTCCGGCGCGAACCCTGGCGCCCTTATCGACAACGTAACTCTCGCGCACTCCGATGGCGAGCTGGTGACGTTGGAGGATGAAGCAATTATTTACACCGGTTTGGAACTGCATCATGCCGATGGTGAGTCGACGGAAGAGACCGAAGAGAAGGAAGAGACCGAAGAGACCGAAGAGAAGAAGGTCGAGCATTCCGCTGAGGATCCAACGGTTCAGGAAATTTACGATGCGATGACTCCTGATCAACAGACCGTCGTTCACTACATGATCGACAAAGCGCTTCAGATGGCAGGATCAGAGATGAAGCAGTCGAGTGAAGAGAGCGAAGAGGAGTCAACAACCTCGGAAGAGGAGTCTAAGTCAGAACTAGTCCATGATGAAAATAAAGAAGAAGGAGTGCGCATGACTCGTAATGTCTTCGAGGAGCAGAATGGTAGGAAGAAGCGCCCCCTTCTGAGCCATGATGCCATTAATGGGATCGTCGAAGAGGCGCAGAAATCCGGTTCGCTGAAGCATGCGGTGGAAGAGTACGCACTGAAGCACGGTATCGAAGACATCGACATTCTGTTCCCGGACGCTCGTACCATCGCGGACACTCCCGAGTTCGACAGTCGTCGAGTCGAGTGGGTCTCCGGTGTCATCAACGGTACGAGGCACTCCCCGTTTTCTCGAATCAAGTCGATCGTCGCTGACATCACCCAGGAAGAGGCTCGTGCTCTGGGTTACATCAAGGGTAATCTGAAGAAGGAAGAGTTCTTCGGATTGGTCAAGCGTGTCACGACTCCGTCCACGATCTACAAGAAGCAGCAGCTGGATCGTGACGATATCGTGGACATCACGGACTTCGACGTTGTTGCTTGGCTGAAGGCCGAGATGCGTCTCATGCTCGACGAGGAAATCGCACGTGCAATTCTCATTGGTGATGGACGCGATGTCGCCAGTGTGGACAAGATCAAGGATCCAGCTGGTGCCAGCGAGGGTGCTGGTGTTCGCTCGATCATGGCGGACGACGATCTCTATGCGGCAAAGGTCGAGGTCGATCTCTCGGACGCAAACTCGAGCCCGGGTGAGGTCGTCGATGCGTTGATCACCAACATGGGCATGTACAAGGGCTCAGGCTCGCCGACTCTGTACACGACATTGCCGTTCATCACGTCTCTCCTCCTGACCAAGGATGGCATGGGACGTCGTATGTATCACAGCAAGGACGAGCTCGCTGGCGAGATGGGCGTTTCCGACATCCAGTACGTCGAGGTCATGGAACAAGAGGAAGATCTTCTCGGAATCGTCGTCAACCTGAAGGACTACACGGTTGGCGCAGACAAGGGTGGAGAGATCAACTTCTTCGACGACTTCGACATCGACTACAACCAGTACAAGTACCTGTTCGAGACTCGTCTTTCGGGTGCTCTGACGAAGATCCGTTCGGCTCTGGTGATCAAGAGAGCGGCCGCTGGTGCCACGCTCGCTACACCTGAGAAGCCTGACTTCGATGGTACCACGGTCATCGTGAAGACTACGGCTGGTGTCACGTACAAGGATTCGGCCACTGGTAATACGCTTACCACGGGAACTCCGGTCGTCCTTGCTTCGGGCCAGTCAATTCATGTCGTGGCCGAGCCTGCTTCTGCGGGAGTGTATTTCGCAACGAACCAGGATGACGAGTGGACTTT